AACTGGTCGGTAATCGCAACGCCATTCTTAGTAGTTGTAACTGGCATAAGATCCTCAAGAAAAAAGGGCGAGCACCCAAGTGGATGCCCGCCCCAAAGTTATCACGCGGGCTGCGTTTTAGTATCGACGAAAGATGTATGCCGTGCAGGTATTTGTCCCGCCATCTAAGTCGCTAAGCGCAACACCGAAGACAGGAAGAGTAGCGGCAGCCGCATCATCATCAACCTGACCGGAATTGTCGGCGTACAAAGACTCACCGGCAGTAACACCAGCAGCGCAAGAAACGCTTTCGCAGTAACCAGCAATACAGACGCGAATAAGTTCGCCAGCGCCCGTAGCAGCCTCAAGAGCAACGCCGATAGCGGTAGACCCAAGTGCAGCAGTAGAGGCGATAACGTACTTCTCACGATCTGAAACCGTGGTCATCGTAATATCCAGCATCACAACCTGTCCGGCAGCAATCGCAGCGTTCGAAGTGAACGTCGCAACATCAGCGTGAGGACCAGTAACAATACCGACTTCAAGAGAAGGTTTAGCATGAGCCAAGTGTCCAAATGACATTTTACGCCTCCGCGTTGTAAAGGAGTCCGAGGGACGCCAAGTGATCAGCAATAAGCTGAGTACGGACGAAAACGTGGGCTTCGCGAGCTGCGTATCCCGACTTGGACTCAAAGTCGCTCATCGAGAAGTTAGCATCGGAATCAAACACGACCTTCATGGACTTGCTGTTGAGGAAGTACATGGAAGGAGCGTCTGCAACCACGGTGTTGCCCAAGTTGTTCTCGACGTACATCAGTGCGCCGTTGAAAGCCAGGGCCAACTTTCCGCCATCAAGCACGGTCTCTTTAGGGGTGTACCGCTCTTGCGCCTGCAAGAAGCTTTTGTACAACCGATAAGAAGTTGGGCTTGCAAGGATGAGATCAACATTACCTTCTTGGGAGTAAATCTGGCACTGAATCATCAGCTCCGTCATACCGTCCAATCCGTTGGTAGCAAAGTTGCTTGCAACGTTGAAGCTTTGGTTGTTCCAGTTGCTGGATGCGAAGGTTGCTTTGGAAAGGCCACCAACAGTGTTGGCTTGACCAGTAGTAGTACCGTTCCAGAAAGCACCCTCTTCCAACATGCCGGTAGCAGTGTCAACACCATTGAGTGATTCCATTTCGGTCAGGCTCGTGGAGGTTCCACGAATCGCCTGAAGCTCCCACTCACGCTTGAGCATGCCCATCACACTCTTCATGCGGGCGTCCGCAATAGAGATGACAGCATTCTCGCCACGGTTGGAGAGCTCTTCCTTCTTAGTAATCACGATGGGGGCGACAAAGTCACACCATTCGTAGAGAGGAGAGCGAAGCACGTCGGAGACAGCAGCCGAGATGGGCTCGTATCCGGTAGCAAGCTGGGTGATGTTAGAATGATCTGCAAAGATCACGGAACGCTGGATCTGTTGACCGCCGTTGATAACCTCAACTCCGCCTGCACTCTTGATATGATCGAGAAGCGGGACAGTTTTGAAGAGGTTGTCTACGGCTTTCTTAGAACGAGCGCGAGCTGTTGAGCTCAAAATATCGTTTTGAATAGCCATTTAAAGAAGTCCATTACCGCCGAGGCGGAAGAGAAAAAACAACATCTACTCGGTTGTCCGCTTCGCGGGCCGGATGGGCGCACTTATCCTAACGGGGAACTACCATCGTCAAGACTATAGCGAAGGAGATTCTTTAGTGCAAGGCTACCGTCTTCCGTTGGTCTTGTTTTCTTTGAGCCAGTTGTAAATAGCAACCGGGTCATCCTGGTCCAGGACGTACTTTGGAATACCGCTGGCAGACCCACGAGAAGCACCGCCAACTTTGAGACCAGCTGCTTTAGCTGCCTTCTTGTATCGGCTGAGTTCCGCTTCATCTTCTTTCTTCTGAGCTGTAAGGCGCTGGCCCTTTGCCTGCCAATACGCATCCTCAAGACTCAAGTGTTTGTTTGCCTGCAGTAGCCCAAAGATTTCCTTCTTGTATTCCGCAAGGTCTGGGTTCTGAGATTTGAAGTGACGGAGTTCGTCTTGTCTCTTTTGAAGCTCTTGCTTTTCACGCATGGGCTCCAAGACGTTCTTCATCTGACGAGCGACCTCTTGTTGAACCCGGCTTTCAAACGAATCTTTGCTGTAAGGATCCCACTCATTAGGATCTTTCTGTGCCTGTTCTTCCAGCTGCTTGTAGTTCTCAGAATCGAAAAGAGCCTCTCTCTGAGCAGCAAACGCTTCTCGCTCTTTTTCCGCATTACGCCTCATCTCGGCAAGCTCTTGGGTCTTCTTGGTATAGGAAGACCGCAGATTCGCTACTACCTTCTTGGCATCTTCAGGAAGCGCGGAAACTACTTCGTCGTACTTGACCTTGTAGTTTTCGTCTGACTTGAGGATCGGGTCGTCGAGGTCAGCCTTGGCAAGGCCATCAATGTCGACTTTAGATTGTGGCTCTGTTGAGCTGGCTTCTTGGCTTTCCTGCGGCGCGTCGTCAGCTTTCGTTTCTTGCTTTGCATCAGCGATTACCTCTGGTGCGAGCGTAATTTTCTCTGCTGCAGGCGCAGCTGTTTCTTGTTGATTGTCCATTCAAAACTCCTTGTTCCTTTGGAGGGAGGTTTAGTGATTTACATACGTTCAGCAAAAAGCGCGTCGGCCTCCTCATCGGCCACCTCTGTTTCTTCTTCAGCCACAACGGCTTCTTCTTCAGCTACTTCTTCTTCCTCTGGTCCTGGAGCTGGAGAGCGCAGGAAGCTTCGGAAGGTTTCATTCTCAGCCAGAGCATCGATGGCACCGGCAGCCTCTTCAAGCTTTGAGTCATCGGTGGCATCTGCAAGGTTGGGAGCCAGGCGCTCAAGGCCAGCATCGGTGGCTGCCATGGCTACCATTTCAATGGCTGCAACAAACTCAGGTGGAAGTGGTCCGTCTTCGATGGGCGCTTCGAATGAAGGATATGGTTCCTCAACTTCAAACAAAGGCAGGACTCCATTCAACGAATCTACCAACAGGTTCAGTGATTCTGCAGAATAAGAACCAATAGGAGACATTTCAGCAAACGCATCTTCGCGAGCCATGTCAGATTCTTCCGCTCTTGCGCGGAGTTGGTCTTCTTCTTCGTATGTTGCTTCTTCCGCCATTTCCCCAACGGGTGGCATTGGTGCAGCCATGATAGGCTCCTTGTTTTATTGTTTTATATCTTCAGATTTCTGCATCATTCTTACGGCGTCAGTCAAGTCTTGGATACTGATCTCGTCTCCACGGTGTTCTTCCGCGAACATTTCATTAACCAATCCCCGATAAAAACTCTCACTCCGCCCAGGATAAAGCTGTTTAGCCAGGTTCTCTCGTTTCTTCCGAATCGCCCAGTCTTTTTCTCGTGCCGCCTGTCGCTTTCCGGCAGGCGTAAAACCACTAACAAACTTTCCAAGCTTATAGCCACCATACCCAGCAGCAGCGACAGCACCGGCAGGCCCAGCTTTAGTGGCTGCTTGCCTTAGACCATGGTCGGCTGCTTGCTGCCAAGTCCATTGGCCGCGCATTTTCTTGCCGTGCTTATACCCCGACTCTACCGCTCTAAGATAGTTTCTCAGTTGCTGTGAGGTCTTTTGCTGACCACCCTTTGTTCTGGCTCGCATTTCACGATGAAGCTTTCGGGACTTATGAAGCTTCTCGTTGGGGTCGATTTGCTTGACTTTACCGGGAGAATCCTTGGTGAACTTCTCGGTGCGCTTGAAGTCTTTAGAGTTTTTACTTTGGTCAAAGTATTTGTCACCACGGGCTTTAGGGCCTTCTTTATAATCTAACCTAAGATCCCTGTTGAAAAGGTCAGACATCTTCCTGCGAGAGATGTTGTCTGGAAGGCTTACTCTAACAGGAGGCTTGGGTGATGGAGCTCCCGATGGGCTCGGAGAAGGTGCTTGTCCAGGAGCCATGACGGGGGGCGCCCGCCTTTCTTGAAGAAGCCTCATAAGCCACTCATCATCTTCTTCTTCGTCTTCCGCCGATGATTCTTTTTCAGAGACGTCAAGACCCAAAAGATCAATCCAAAACTGTTTTTCTCGATTAGGCATAAGCGCTCCTATTCGTGGACAAGGGTACCCTGTTTTTCCATTTCAGACACGGAGAAAGTCTCGCCGACAGCCATTGACTTGTCACCATTGAACTTCTTTAGGTTGGCTTTGTACCGCGCAATGTTTGAATCTTGGCGCTTGTTTTCTGTAATCGTTTTTTCCATCGTGTCTTCGACGTGGTGCTGGTCGAACGATGACAGAGGCGCGAGACCTTTCGCATCCATGATGGCGTCTCTCTCCATGCTCGTGTGGTAACGAGTCCCCAGACCACGATCAAAGAAGCCGTTGACGCCATACTTACCCGTCTGATCGCCCCACCTACCCGGTGTAGACGCTGGCATTGACAGCTGTTTGAGCGCGAGCTGTCCACATTCGGGGCATTGTATCTGATTAGGGATCTCCTCCTTAGGAAGAAAGAGTGCCTCATGTACATGGTTTCCGCAGAAATAATCAAACAAAGGCATTACGCCTCCCCTTGACCGGGCAACACATTGGAGACATTAGCCGCAGTTGGGTTCTGAATCATCTCTTGTGTGTCTGGAGGCAGGTTCGGCTGGTTAGCTTGGCCCGGTAGACCGCCTTCCGGCATGGGTGGTTGCTCAGTAAGGAAGCTTTCAGGCAATCCAAGAGAGCGTACAATCTCTTTCAGGATCTCACGCGGCGGAACACCCAGGGCTTGGAGCACCGGCACGTTAGCAAGCAAGCGTTGCTGTGCAACAGCCTCGGACATTGGCGTCGATGCTTGGTCAGCAGCAAAGATATGGAAGTCACCCATTGTATCCTTGGCGGTGACCACCTCTGCTTTGTTCTCAAGCACCACCATCGCAGGTTTATCGTTCTCTTCTAAGAAAACAGTCAGCATGCACAGGTATTTACGGGCCAAGTCTTCAATGGCGGCGTCTCTTTCACGCGCCATACGCCCAACTTCACTGGATGTGTATGCAGCAAGGGCAGCAATCTCTGTTGCGGTGGCCTTTGTGACCTCTCCACGGGTGAATGGAGCCACCACAGAGCCTTTTGCCTTGTCTTCATTGATGTCCTGATAGTAGCGACTGAGGTCAGCGCTCATGTTTTGTTGCGGAATAGGGCGAATCAAGCCGTCCAGGGCGTCATCAGTCTCCACTTCTACGAACAATCCGTCCACACCGGAGGTGACCTGGGCCATCTTGTCCTCAGACATGGCACCTTTCTTCACAAGCCACTGGCGTGAGGCCTTTCGTACCGCATTTGCCTGGAATGAGCGGATAACGTTCATTTCATACAGCTGATCGTAGATTCTTTTGACGGATGAGTAGCCATCAAGGGGGCGATCCGGGATTCGGTTGTAATAGAAGGGTATGATTGGGACAGATGGCTTGTCTGCGTGGTTTCGGAAGGGAATAAAGTCCTCTTTGTCCAACCACTTTTCCTCTTTGCTGGGTGAGTACCAGTAAAGCTTGTCATTCACCAGGTCATAGAGCTCAATGATGCGTACATACTGGAACATCGGGCTAATAGCCTCTTCAACGGCGCCCTTATCCTGCTCTCTGTGCTGTTTTTCGTCATCAAAGAAGTGTTTGATGGGCTCACCCAGCGATTTGAAAGAGGTTTTGAAGCGTTTCTGCGCCTCTTCCACGGTCTCCCAGTAGATATGGCCGATAAAGCGTTGCTGATCCCAGCGAGAAGCGTCCCGATCCACGATGATCTCCCAAGGAGACACGGCGACAGGCAGGACTTTGTCGAACAAGTCATCACTATTGGTGGGAACGAGCTTAATAAACGACATTGGATAGATGATCGCCATGCGAGAGGAGTTCTCCATCTCGGTTCTGGCCTGAAATAGGAAGTTGTTGACGATCTTAGTAGACTTTTCGGAGTCACCTTTGCCCTGAACACCGCTCTTCAGGATTACTGCGGGGTTCTTTGCGAACAAGGAAGCCTGAAAAGACTCCACATAGCCATAGCCATCGTTGGTTTGGATTCGAATCTGGTTGTCAAACACAAGCTCTTCATCCCAAAAGTCCATTTCATACACAGCTTTGAAGCGCAACAGCTGTTTCTTCTGGTCTTCCCAGTAGTTCTCATGGGCAGTCAAGATGGCTTTGAGTTCATTTGGCTTCATCAGTAGGTTCCCTTATCGTTTCCACCCTTGACATTCCAAGGGATTGTCCGCTGCATTTTCGCTATCCGCATCTTGTCTATATGCTCTTGCATGATTGCACGCCGCAAGGAGTGAGTCACGGTCAGCGGCTCTTTTAGTAAAGCGTAATAGCACAAGGCCAAGCTCATAGTCACGTCATCATGAGAACCACGAGCAGCCTGCGGCTTATCGTTGATGTACACAATGGTGTGAAACTCATCCAGTACATGCTTGTCCAGCTGTAGGATGAGCCCATCCTCAACAACATCTTTGAGCGCAGAAAACAAAAGAGGCCGGGTTTTTACTGTCGTCTTGAAATCTTTCTTGTCTTCTTGAAACAAGTTTCTAACTTTGAGTTCTCTTAGGCGGTGGAGAACCCAAGTACCCAAGTTGTTTGACTCCACAATAATCTTTCCCCGATTGTATTTTTCCCAGAGGAAAAGTATCTTTTCGGCTAATCGAGACGGCGAAACACTGTTGGATATGTAGTGGTAAACAGGCTGTCTTGTAGAAGCGCTGACAACAGAGAT